GGGTCTGGGGGCGGTGGCGTGGGATTTGCCGCCATTTGCTGCTGTTGTTGTTTCATTTGTTCCATTGCTTGATCTATTGCACCCTCAATTGGCTCGGCTTTCTTATATGCACCTACGCCAAACTTGAGCAATTCCACAAGCATTGGCACTAACTGAGGTGCTTGCTGACCCATTGGGAGTGCTTGATTCAAGAACCCGCCCATTGCTTGCAGGAACTCAACCCGATCACGCTTATTCTGTTGCTCGTCAATTTGCACCAGGCTATCGGAATCAACCTGAATCCGGAATGAACGCAAAGGCTTGTCTTTCAACAGCATTAACGCTTGCGGGATCAACGCTTGATCGGCAGGGTTCATTGCCTGGGCAGCTGCGTACTGGAGGATCGTAGACGGTTGGAACTTGGTGCAAATAACCTGTGCTTTTAGCTGAAATAGCTCACTCGCAAACAAGGCAACATCTTCCTGCATTGAACGCAACCGCAATCCTGCATACTGACCTTTAATCTGTTGTGCCGTGGCGGTTTCACTTGCTGCGCCTTGGCCTCGAACGATGTCGCTAATGCCTGTGATTTCATAAATGGTTTGCTTGATCTCATCTTGCGCCCGATAGCATTGCAGCAATGCGTTTGCTAACGTGTCAATCGGCAACAAATCAATTGACCCTTTCAGACCACCCTTTTCTGAGAACGCCATCCACTTATCTACAGGGATGAGGGTATTGTTATCACCTTCGGTCAAAAGACGCTGTAAGGTGGGTTGTGATGCGTCATAGACCCCACGCACCCGCAAGGCTTTCACCATCCCATCAATACGGTCTGTCAAAATGTCTAGCGCATTGGCTTGATCCTGATACAGCACGAAGTCAGGGATCGGCACAAGCGTATCACTTGTCATTGTGGCGTACAAAGGCTTGGCGCATGGAAAGAAATTCTCAAGCTCTAACGGATCGTCACGCTCGTCAAGAATGTTTGGGCAGCTCTTGCTAATCCAGTAGACTTTGCCGCTTTCCTTATCCCACATCTCGCATATCTTAGCCCGTGTGAAATCCTTAGATTGGGTGGAATATTGCTTGTTTGTCTCTGGCCCTGCATCCAATGGGATTGTTTTCGCCATTTCCTCGCCAAACCGCTCAACAAGGCTTTCTTTAGTCATGTAGACCCAACGCCAAACGGCAGTGACTTCTTCCCATGTCCGAGCTACTGAGTGTCCAAAATCCTTCCAATGCACATAATCGGTAGGCGCACACTCGTACTCGATTTCTTCTTGGGGTTCTTCGCCCATAGCACCGTCAAGCGTCATTGTGTTCTGCGCTTGCTCACTTGTGCGGTCAACCTCGTCCACATCTTCAGTTACTTGCAAACCATCTTCAGGAATGTCTTGCGCCCGAACGTGCGGCTCGTACCTAACCCAAGCCACGCCACGCCCACCCAAGAACCTGTCCTCGACTGCGTGTCTCATCGTTGATCTGAAATCGCTGTAATGCTCAATTTCAAAGTCAAGCGCACGTTCAATCAATTGCGAGGCAACACGGGCAACTGGATCATTGTCCCCAAAACGTCGAGATACATCAGCCTTGGGTAGCCTGGCGTACACGGCAGGAATCAGCGTCTGTACGTTAGACCACAGAATGTTGAATTTAGCCGTTTCGTTCGTGTTTTGATTGCGGTTATCGTCACGATACCGTTTTACAATCTTCTGCGAACGAGCTTCCCATTTCTTGAACTCGTTATCGTATTGGCTGATCGTGTTTAGCCACTTCTGAACACCCGTCAATGCTTCCATTTCAATATCTCGCAAAAATTACGTCACGGTTGACCCGTCCGACAATCTCATAGCCCCAATTTGCAAGCAATTCGATTGTGTCCTCGTCGCTGTATCCGTATCGAGTGCCTAAGCCTTTAAGCTCAAGCGTAATCACTGGATACGTCTTTTTAATGGTTTGTTCAGCACCTAGCAATGCTAAATGCTCATAGCCTTCAATGTCCAACTGGATGAAATCGCAGTCATGGACTTCAAAGAAATCAATTGGTATGACTCGCACATCGTTACCCGCTTTTAGCTGATGCGCCCCTATGTTGTCAGGGTACACATGGTCAACAGACGCTGTGCCTTCTTTGTCCCCAAATGCGGCTTGGGCGAAATCAATGTTTTTGATGTCAGCAACATTTAATACCAATGCTTGAAAATTAGCTGTATCAGGCTCGACTGTGATGACACGCTCAAATTGCTCTGCCATCGTTGCGGGATACACGCCAACATTGCCGCCTGCCTGAATAACAGTGCGAAACTTGGTCATAAAAGCGTAGCTTGCCTTTAAATCCGGCAATTCAGACAATATCGCTGGCAAACAACACTCATCAATGTCTGGAACGTGCCACCCGTTAACCAATTTCATACGGTATCCTTGTCTGTTCCCACGGTCTAGGTTTGCCGTGGAATATCACCACTTTGGCATTGTCTAACCCTTTGGGTAGCACATCAGCCTTAAAGCTCACAATCCCATCACAAATATCTTGCCAGTACGTTACTTTGTCTTTCATGTGGTGTTCAATATAACTTTGATCGCCACCCGCTGCGTACATCTGTAATTCTGCAAACTTGTCGTACAAATTGACAGGCTTTGACCAGTACATCATGCTACTTTGCATCGCTTTCGGGTTGTATTGACCCCGATAAACATCACGCATAATCACAAAATCGTGCTGCTTTGCCGCTTCAATCATTTCTGTGCAGTCACCAGTCAGCACCGTATCGAGATCAAAATACAACGCACTCGGTAGCCTAAACAACTCCATCTTTGCCCACCAACCAACCCAATCATGCAGCAAAAAGATGGTTTTGCACTCTAGCTCAACATCTGACAAACACACAAACTCATGCGGTGGCAGATACTTAGCACACATCTTTTGCAGCGCATAAACGTGTTCAGGCTTAAAATCCCCACCCGAACGCAATACGCTTGCTACGATCATGCGCTAAATATGCCAATGGCTAAGACTTCCACGCCTGCGCCTGTCGTGATTTTCCACGAGCCATTGCGAGAGATAGCGTTGACTTCAATGTTGTAGACGTTAACGCCTGTACCTGCTGATACTGGCAATAACGTATGAGAAGTCGCACCATCTAGCAAAATTACGTTACCTGTTGCAGCTGTGGACACGGTGCAAATCAATCTATGCAAATAATCGCCTGCCGCACCTGTGCCACCTAAAACGTGTGCTGTTTGACTTGCTGCAACGTGTTCGTATTGATACTCGTAAGGGTGCTGTATACCGCTCATAATCTTCTACTCCGTGGTGTTGTGTGGGTTGCCCACATATCGTTCAATGTAACTGTGTTCTCTGGCCCAACCATTAGCGGCTTGACAACATCTGGTGGCTTAACCTTTGGCTCTAGCCTCCATGCAATCGCTAACATTCTAAAAGCATCTGCTGGGTGGCTTGTCCAATCGTGCCGTGGTGTTTGCCTAAACGCTTTCTTGTCCTCGTCATACTCCCGCTGATATTGCCTTAGTGCCTCTAAACCATCGTGTGTCCGTTCGCTATCAAACCAACACATCGGCAGCATTTGACGCACCGCCTGAATTCCATCTTGCACCGACAAGTCAGGCACGATAGCCATGTTGTTGATGCCTAGATACTCACTCAATTGCTCAATAACTGACTTACCCGCTGCTGCTAGTGTTTTAGCCCTTGCATCGTGCGGTAGGTAATGTTTTGCGTATTTATACGGCTTTTCTGTCACTATTTTAGCGATTTCTGCGACATTTGCACCACTTATTGCAAAATAATCAATGATGTGGATTTCGTTACGCACGACCTGATACCACCAAATAGCCGTATCGTCCCTGTATCCTAAGTCCCAAGCTGTGTAGGTAGGTAGGTGCGGATCGTAGTCAACTCTGCAAACCTGTCCCGCATCTGTAACTTTGCGTAAGTCCTCGCCGTAGAACGCACCAAGGATAGCCGCCTCGAACGAACACTCGTATTCTTGTAGGAATTGGTCATCGCTAATCTGTGCCGCAGCCGCTTGTAGCTCTGTGTCAGGCAGCAATCCAGACTCACTAGCCTTTAGGACAAGATGAAACCACTCGCTAGGTGTTTTCTGGGCTGTTTCAAATATCTGCCAAAACTGATTCTTTCCCTTCGGCGTACCTGCGAACACTGCCCACCCTTGCTTGTCTGACAATGTAGGACGAATGACGTTACCCCAGACGCTAGGTCTAAAGTCACCATACTCGTCCATAAACACACCATCAAAGCCCAAGCCTCGCATTGCATCAGCGTTGTCAGCACCAAACAAGCGTATCTTGCCGCCAGTTACTAGCTCAATGGTCAATTCAGCCTCATTGCTTGACGCGAGGACTGGTCTAGCAAAGTGTTTAAGGTAGTCCCACGCCACGGACTTAGCTTGGCTGCGAAACGGAGCAATGTAAGCAAATAGGGGATTTGGGCTTTTGCACATCAAAGCAGCCCTGATAATGTCGTTGATTGCTGCGACAGTCTTTCCTGCTCGACGGTGTGCGACTAAGCAAGCCCAACGCTCTGTGCGGTTGTGAAACGGCTTAAACGCCCCCCGTGGACTGTAAGGTAGCGTTACTTCCCGTCTTGCCACTTGACCACCATCTCAATCGGGCCATTGTCAGCCCCAACGTGTTCTTGTCTCGCTAATTTGGGAACGTGGTACTCAGCGACAGCCATAAAACAATCAAACGCTGTCTTTGGCCCGTATCGCTCGTCCATAGCGACCTGCTCAAGCCATGTTTGCAAAAGGTGGGCATTACCATCAACGAACGCTGCAATCGCCTCACGAGCCTTCGTAGTGCTTTTGTTAGGCACTCCCTTGGGTCTGCCTGCACCTTTAATATTTGTTAATTGTTTTTTAGC